TTCATCTTTCAGAGTATCTGTCCACGTTGTTAAAACTCTGACTCCTTGTTTCGCCTTTTCGAGTCGGTGTTCTACAGCTTCTCGTACCTCCTCACTGTAGATGTACTCGTCATCACCCAACCAACCAGTTTTGCCCTTAGTGCCGGCTTTACGCGTTAGCACCCATGGCATTCCTGGTGAAGTTGAACGATTGATAGAGCCCAAGTACATTGAGGTTTCTGAGTCGCCAGAGATAGCCTGCTCAAAGGTTAACACTCTCGTCAACTCTGGCCTGCGTCCAGTGAACAATACAGCTTCATAGTCATTCACAGCAGCATCAATCAATTCCGGGTCCACGAATGGGGTATTGATTGCACATTTGCTCAGATTCTTATGCTTCATGTTCACATCACGATCATAAAGAATCGCAGGCTTGGTGGTGGGTTCCACCACACATCCATGCAACATTGATGGCACAATCTCCGTCTTGGAGGGAGTAAAGGGAGCCGATACTGCCCTACCAATCCATGCGAAAGTACGAGCGGGAAGACTCAATTTCGCGACATAGTCATCAATGGTGATTTCAGTGTTCATTTCCAACTCAGTTAGTGTTGTTGTGATGTTGGAATCCTCATCATAATCAGTAATGATAGTATCATTAAAGCCAGTGAGAGCACGCTCTAGATCCTTACGGGTCACAGATTGTGCAAAACTTTCTGTTCCAGAATTCGCGCCTGCAACATGGATACCAGCAATCTTTCGGAGACACCGAGTCTCTTGCAGAATGATTGGTGCTCCACAGTCACCAGCTGTTGTATTCAAGGAATATACCAGTCCTTCACGAAGCCAAACTTTACTATCACCAAGATTAAGAGTTGTATCTTGTGCACGAGCCGATGCATTGCCAAGTAACATAAGAACAACACCATCCGTCAACTTACGAAGAACAGGCATACAAACATCTGCACGTTTGTACAAGCCCATATCGTAATTCAACTGAAAGTGTTTGACAAGATCTGCGTGCGCGCCGACACAACGAGGAAACTTCAACAACGCTGCATCCTTAGGTACTCCTTCACTATCTGAAATCTTACACATCTTGATCTCAGTCACGGGTATCTTAAAGACAGCCCCATGAATGTTCTCCAGGAGTAAATGGGTGCAATCTCTCATGCCCATGGTAATATGGGAGGGCACGAGCATGATGGTATCTCGAATGAACATTCCGTTCAACAACGGTACGATCATCTCTCCTTTCACCCCAGAGAGACGATAAAGATTACTAACCACCCGATTGGTAATCAACATCTGTGCAGTTGTGTCCTTCCAC